TGATGTTGTCGGGAAGCTGCGAGATGCCAACTACCTTGAACGGGTAGGTGTTATCAGCAGTACCGGTCGCGAGCGACAGGTTACAGTTGCCCGAAAAAGCATTGCCACCGGAAGCTGCAGACAACGCATAGTTCGAATTGAAGTTTGAATACACGTTGAAGCTAGCCGCGCTGGCCTGAATCTGAATGATAGCGCCCGGATCATCCATGACATAAGCCTGAATGTCGGAAGCCACCGTGTTAGCAGGGTAAAACTGCTTGAAGATGGTGTACTTCAGGTTGGGATCCGTGTAGGTGCAACCCACAAAGATGCCCAGATACACTTCGGGGGACGAAGTCGTACCAAGGGTGGCGGCGGCAGGAACCGTGACGCCAGAAGAAGCAAACACAACCGGCTGGCCATTGTAGATGGCCGTGCCGTAGTTAGAGACGATGGGGTACAGACTGTTACCGTTGGTGTTCGGGCGATTGCCGGTAAGTCGAACGACCCGACCGCCATAAGGAGCCGCAGTAGTGGCCATTATGGTTTCCTTTCAGGAATGGTGCGAGATGATGCGGCGATAATCACTTATCGTCGCGACCGAATGTGACGCGAGAGCGCCGTTCCGGGTTCAACAGGGGCATACGGGAGTCCTGCTCGCGCATGATGTTGTTGTCCACGGACTGAAGCTGCCGCTGGGCAAGCTCCTGATAATAGCTCTGACGTCCGTCAGCCATTTCAACAGGAGCTTTGCAAAGGAGCAGGCCACCAACTTCAACGTTGCCCTTGTATTCAGACTTCGAATCGGTTCGAAGCTTCAACTCAGGAACTTCCTCTGCCGCTACAGGTTCCCAGCCCTCACGCATGCGTACCGAAACGTTCTGGTTGTCGGCATTGCCAAGCATCGAGGTGCGAATCCAGCGGTACTTCCAGCCATCAACTGGCTTTGGGTCTGGCAGAAGAGAGGGAGGTGCCCATGATTTAGCGCGAGTAATGGACTCACGAGTTCCAGTGTCACGATCAGCGCGATTGTTAGCCATTCATCATCTCCTTAACCATCGAGGCAGCGTACTGCTCAGGGGTCAGGCCCAAGCGCTTTGCGAGAGCCACTTGGGTGGCGGTTAGCTGCACTTTGCGCGGCGCTGACGCCGCGACCCGTGTGGCAGGAGCCACTACAGGCACCCTTCGGGGAGACGCAGCAGAGGTCGGGACTTCAACGTCCTGACCGCCTTCATCCTCGAAGTATTCTGGGAAGCGCCTCCGCATGGAGGCGTCAAGCTTTTCATAATATTCATCAGACAGAGGATCAACACGGTCCCGCTTGATGAGGCGTTCGTGAACGCCATAGGCGTACCCGGACATTTCCTCTTCCTGACCGAACCAAGGATTGGACTTAAGCCAACTCTTGGCCTTCAGGTCTGGCTCAGAAGCCTGCTGCTGATACTGCTGAGGCTGCTGATACTGGGTGCGCTCCGGAACCTGACGCTCCGGAGGACGAATGTTCTCAAGCTGCTGATGTTCCATTGTCAGGCGGGTCATGTCGCGCTGAGAAGAGATCACCTTGTCGGTGTCTCCAGCCTCATATGCTTCACGATACGCCTTTTCAGCTTGCTCAAGCTGCGACTGCGCCCGGCGACGGGCCTGCTCAATCAGCGCTTCTTCACCTCGCGCTAGGCGCTCGGCATAGATGTTGCGCTCTTCAAGCAGTCGCTTTGCAACTGACACTGCTTCCTGATTTTCACGAAGAGCCTCTTCCTTGCGGCGGCGCTCTTCATGGAACTCATACTTAAGCTTCTTGATCCGCTTCTGAACGTTGTCAGAGTAGGACGCGATCTCATCATCTTCCGGGATCTCAGGCTCAGCGCCTTGGGGGCGCTTCGTCTTGTTGCGATCCGGTTCAGGAGTATCGTCAATAATCTCGATCTGAAGCTCTTCGTCTGGCTCTGCACGAGCAGTCTTGTCCATACTCATACCCGCCGTACTCCCCTAGGATCTTGAACAACTGCCTCAACAGTATCGTCATTGATCAGGCGGAACTCGGCGCTATGAACCTTGAAGCGCGTGCCGGAATAAGCACGGAACATCACCCAGTCGCCCTCTTTGCACCAAGGTCCGGTGGGGAACTTGGAAGCATCCTGATAGCAGAGGTCGCCCATCTTGATCACAAACCCGACGATTGATGCTGTTTCCTCGGCGGAACGACGTTCCTCCGGGATATACACACCACCTTCGGTTTTCTCCTCCATCTGGGGGAGCATGATCAGGATCTTGTACCCGCTCGGCTCAGGAAGTTGACGCGCCTTCTCGGCACCGATTGGGTTATCGGTCTTAATATCGAACATGATTCTCCTGCGTGCTTAGGGGCGCACGTACCCTCTGCGACCGAAGTCGGATTAAAGGATGCTAGTCTTCGTCCTCAGACTGCTGACGGACGTCAAGTAGCTCTCTTTCAGCGAGGGCTAGGCCCTCGATGACCCCGCAGAGTCGCTTGTACTCTGCAAAGTCCTGTGCACCGCCACCTGCAATGGTGTCGGCGTAGTCATTAAGGATCTCGCGGATCCTGCGGCGCAGTCGTTCAAGCTCAACCACCGAAACGGTCCTTCGCTATATCGACGCCAATGCGTGCGCCCTGTGTGCGCTCGGTCGATGAGATCTGAGCGTTCTTTGTCTGTTCAGCGGCACGATGCTTTGCGGAATCCATGCCGATACGAGCGCCAGCAATGCTTTGCTCCACAGACATCTTCTGCTGTGCAATCTGGGCCTGCTGCGCCATGACATCACGAGCAAGCTGAGCGTCCATCTGGTCCTTCGCTGCCTTGCGCTGGACCTCCTGCTGGCGGATTTGCAGATCCTGTTGCTGCATCTGGATGACTGGATCCTGAGCCTGCTGCTGGGCCTGTTCTTGCTGAGCCTGCTGCTGGCTGTTCTGCAAGACCTTCTGCGCTGCCTGTGCAAGCAGGGGAGCAAGACGGACCTCGACGTCCTCAGGGAGCACATCCTTCGGTGCCGGGAGCGGAGCACCAAGCTGCTGCTCGATACGCTGCCGGTAGGCGAATGCAATGTGTTCCTGAATATGAGCGTAGGATGCCGCCTGAATGGGTCCAGCGTTGGGGGACTGCCCAACTAGCTTCTGGATCATTGGGTCCTGCATGGCGCTTGTATGCACGGCAATATGGGACTCATGGTCCTGCGACAGGAAAGCCTTTACGGGCTTTCCGTTGAGGATGGCCATGTTCTCTGTTACCGGGTCAGTCGGCTTCATGTTGTCCGTCACCGGGATGATGGTGTCGGGGTCCTTGATGCCAAGGGTGTAGATCATCTTCCGATGCAGCGCGGGCATGTCGTAGATGCCGGGCTGGCCCTGAGCAAGCTGCAATGCAGCCTGATACTGCATGATGCGCTGTGCCATGGTGGTCGAATTGGGGTCCGACACCGGCAACACATCGACTGTATCGCTGTAATCCTTGGCCCGATCAGAGTCACCCTCTACTTCGTAGGGGTACTCGGACGGCATGTAGTCACGAACGATGCCAGCAAGGAGCCTGAACTCCTGACGCATGCTTGCATGCAAGCGAGCCTGAACTGCCGACATGACCTTCTGCGAGCGCTCAAGAAGAGCGAGCGTGGTGCCTACAGGCGCATCCTGCTTCATGTCCCCGACGTTCATCTCGGAGATCGAGGCGAAGCGCCGACCCTCCTCAACGATGGTGCCAAGGAGCGAATACAGAACGTTGGACGGTTCCTTGTAGGGAAGGAACGTGATGTTGTCGCGGATGGACCCGCCGGGGACATCCACATCCCGGAACTCGCCGGGCTGGATTGGGCTATCGTCACCCTTGATACGCAGACCACGGGACTTCAGGCCGCCGGGCAGATTTGACACTGTGCCAGCATCAACAAGCTGGCGCAGGATACCAGTGGCAGACTTGGCGATACCACCAATCAGGTGGATCAGACCGAAGCCGTAGAACCCCATGCCGGGCAGATAGTTGTATACCGCGAAGTGAATGATCTTCGTCTTGGTCTCATCATCCTCTTCCCAGTTGCGCCGGATAGAGAGGATGGTGCCATCACATTTAAGGAGCGTGACTACATACGGAAGAGCAATACCGTCATCGTCCTCAAACCCCGGAAGGTCAAGGTCAACGTGCATCTCAAGGACCGCTAGTCGGTCATCATATTCCCAGTTATGGGTCTCAAGCTCTGTCCGGTCCTTGGCGTCCTCAAGATCGGAACGCTCCGGCGACGGATCAGGCAGCGGCATGTACTTATAGAGCCCTGCCACCTGACGCTTCAGGATCTCGTTCTTCGGCAGACGCATCACATGCGTGTAGCGGGGACACGACCCAAGGTCGCTGGCCCCGTAGCTGACCACGAAGTCCTCAGCAGGCACAAACAGCGCCGCCGGACGGCGCAGGACCTGATCATAATAGACCTTGCGCACAGCGCAGCCTGCCAGAGAAAGGTTGAATAACAACCTTTCTGTCTCGGCACGGTACTCCGTCATCACCTCGGTGACGATGTAGTTCATGTCATCTTCAACACGGCTTGCCTGAGCGGACTTCTCTGGCGTCAGCTTGCCAACTACCTCGGTCATTACCGGGCCGCCAGCAGGGAAGATCTCCATGATGGCGTTGGCCTGAAAGCGCATGGCTGCTTCAGAAAGGATGGGGTGATACACCCCGCAAGCGCCTTCCCAAGGCTGTGTGCGCTCCTCGAAGCGGGTGCCTAGGAACTCCAGACCCTTTACGTATGCGCGCTCCCAATCAGTGCGGGAACGCTTATCTGCATCAAACTGAGACAGAAGGTCTGATCCAATCCCCGAAAGGTCAGCATCATCCATGTAGTCCAGAAGATTGGCGTCATGGGGAACGTCTTCCAGTTCATGATGATGGATCTCTTCCCCGAACGTAACAACGATGCCGCCATCCGGCGTTTCTTCTGACGATGTCCCCTCAGGCACCTCAACCTCAAGGCTATGTACAGCCAAGGCTTCGCCACCCGGCAGGATGTCTGCCGTCATAGCGCGGTCCACAGCCATTCATTCCTCCGGTCAATAATACTCGCGCTTGCGCGGCATCTTCATCACCTCTTCCTCGTCAGAGGAGAGGCGGACAAAGCCGCCTTGACGAAAGCGCAACAGAGCCTGCGTTGAACTGTCTACAAGATCGTCGTGTTCCCCTGCTGGGAACGAGGCGAACTCTTCAACCACCTCTTCTGCGTATCGAGTGGGCGGAGCCCACACGATGCCAGACTTGAAGAGGTCCGATACGGCGTTCACCCGGACTATCTTGTCCTGCCCGCGAACCGGGGTGAACTCAGATACCGGGATACCCATGGCTCGAAGCTCATAGATCAGAGGAGCGCCTGCCGCCTTCTTCTCCACGAGGAAGGCATCGGGCTCATACTCTTTGTACATCTTGAACGCCTTGGACTTTAGCTCCGGAAACTCAAGGCGCTCTTTGTAAGCATCGAGCAATATGATGTTGGCTTGTTGCTTGCCATCATCATCTGGATGATAGAACACGCCCCAAGTTGTGCATGCTGAGAAGTCAGCACGTTGATTCTTCTCGAATGCGGTGTCCCAAGATTGAATGATGAACTCGCAGGCTGGGGGCCTTTCAGGCTCCCAGACCCTCCACCAATCACGCTTGACCAGCGCGCCCTCTTCAGAGGTCGGCTGCTGTTGATACTGTGCCTGCCACTTTGACAGGGGAAGTTCTGCCTGAAGCTTGCCAAGCTCATCAAGCGGCCAGAAGCCGGGCCATAGGGGCTGGCCTGATGGCATGATGGCTGGAAGCTCGATCACTTCCCACTCATCAGATCCTTCGCGCTCAGTGGCGGCTTTAATGATCTGCCCGGTAAGGTCGCGCTTGGCCCACCGCGTCATCACAATGATGATAGCGCCTCCCGGCTGGAGGCGCTGGCGAGGCCCGGATGTGTACCAGTCATACACACCGTCGAACACTTCGGGCTGGTGCTCAGCAATCTTCGCTTCCTGTTCGGAGTGAGGATCGTCAATGATCAAGATGTCTGCACCCTTACCGGTGACTGCACCACCAACACCCACGGCGAAGTAATCACCGTTCTGTGTGGTTGCCCACCGACCTGAGGCTTTGTTGTCGGCCTTGAGGCCGACACCGGGGAAGATGTTCTGATAGCCCTCACTGCCCACAAGGTTTCGAACCTTACGTCCGAACCCGACAGCAAGCTCTGCGGTGTGCGAAGCCTGAATGACCTTCTTG